ATGCGCAGATAACGCGCCGCCAGATGCTCTCATTGAGGTCGCGCATCTGGTGGCGTGCCGCCGCCGGTAGCAGCCTCTGCCGCACGCCATGGGGATACAAGCGGCTGAAAATGATTAACGCGCGATAAGCCGGACTTATCGAGAGTGGTGGAATTAGGTTGAGGGTATAGTGCCGTTGTGCCCAGGATCGTCTCATGGTTCTCGTGCGGAGACGCCAGCGCGGTAGCAAGCAAGCTGGTGCTGACGCGCTACGGCAAGACCCACGAGGTCGCCATCGCCCGCTGCGTGGTGCCGGAAGAACACCCCGACAATGACCGCTTCGCTCGCGACTGCGAGGCTTGGTTCGGGCATCCGGTCACCGCCCTGGCCAGCACCGACTACGCAAGCTGCGAGGATGTCTGGACCCGCCGGCATTTCATGTCAGGACCGACTGGCGCGGTCTGCACCATCGAGATGAAGAAGGCCGTCCGCTGGGCTTTCGAGCGAAGCTGGCGTCCTGACTTGCAGGCATTCGGCTACACCGCGACCGAGCAAGACCGGGTGGACAGCTTCCGGGCGCAGAACCCCGAGGTGACGCTGGTCACCCCACTGATCGACGAGGGGCTGACCAAAGAGGACTGCCACGCCATCGTCGATCGCGCCGGGCTGGTGATCCCGGCGATGTATCGGCTTGGCTTCAACAACGCCAACTGCGTCGGTTGCGTGCGTGCGCAGTCGCCGTCCTACTGGAATCGCGTCCGCCGGCACTTCCCCGAGGTGTTCAAGAGGCGCGCCGAGTTGAGCCGGGAGCTAGGCGCCCGGCTGGTGAAGCTGAACACTGGCGAGCGGGATCGGCTATTCCTCGATGAGCTTGACCCGAGCCTAGGGGCTGGCGACCGCGATCCGGCGATGGATTGCTCGCTGCTCTGCTACATCGCCGAGCAGAAGATCGCGGGCGCTTGAGGCGCGATAACTGCGCATATCGCGCCTGGTGGAATTTTAGGGAGGGGGCGTGACAGAAATACGAGACAACCAAAACCTCATAGAATGGGGCACTCGGATTCGGTGGGCTCGCCTGCATGTCGAGCCCAATCTCGCGAAGTTCGCGCGCCTAATTGGTGTACCTCGCTCTCTCCTAGCTGAAATCGAAGCTGGCATTTCACTGGCGATGCCGGATGAGATGGAACATATCTGCCATAGTCTGCGGATCGATGCGGCTTATGTGTTCCAAGGCCGACTTTCCGGGGTCGATCCTGAGTTGGCCCAACTGCTAGCGAGATACCACCCAGAATTGCGAGTGCATTAAAGCTGGCGGGTGACGCGCTAGGCGCGAGAAGCGCCCATTATCGAGCGTCACTCTCGCCGGACCGGCGGACGACGCACCCGGCGGCGGTGCTGCATGCGGCGCGCATCTGCGCATAGGCAATCGCGCAACTGTCCCGCTCGCTCATCGCCGCATTGGCGGTGCGCGCCGCGTGCCGCGCCCAGGCGATCAACTGGCTGATCGTTCGGTCGCCGGTCTGCGGCGGCGGATGGAGTTGCACCTTGGTGGAGCAGTAAGGCGGCAGATCCAGCGTCTCGGGCGACAGCACATGCGGCTGCGGGCTGCATGCCGCCATCGTCAACAGCAGCCACAGCGGCCTCACCACCACGACTGCAACACGATGAACGCGATCAGCGCTATGTCGAGCGCCACTATCCCCCACGCAATGCGTTCTGCCCGGCTCACCGCCGCTTCGGCCCTGGCAACGGCGCCCGCAGCGCCTGGTTCACGTCGCTCTGCAATTCGCGCAGTTGTTGCCGAAGATCGGCAATCTCGCGCTCATCCGCCTCGAATCTGAGCCGCAGCACGTCCTTGCGCTCCATGTCGTCCCGCACATCGTCCAAATCGCGGCGGATCACTTCCTGATTGTCCTTCAGCGCGACCAGCGTATGGCTGTTCTGCCAGCCGACCGTGACCAGCGCGGCAACCAACAGCGGGACCAGCGCTGCGGCGGTGGTGATGATCCAGCCATGACGGCGTCCGTTGTCATCGGCCACGTCACTTGGCTTCGACCTGCGTCATGCATGCATCGAGCACGCGATCCATGAGCGCAACACGTTGGGCTTGGCCATGGCTCTCGAACCACAGGAACCCCGCATTGATGGCAAGCAGCGCGATGTACGCCGGCGGTAATGCCCGGAGCAGCTTATCGAAGATGGAGGCTACTGCACTCCGATTGCCGCCGGCGTCTGACATCAGGCTACTTCGGCTGTGCGGTCGGCGGCAGCGGGGTGCCCACGGTCAACGACGGATCGACTGCCACATACCGCCAGCCAATGCCTGGGATACCAGCCACCACCCAGAACGTGGAGGATGGAAGTCCCTGATCGGGGACCGGGGGTGGCGTGGCGATCGGCTGGCTCGGCGTCCCGCCAGACGGGGGTGGCACGGGCTGCCCGGAGACGTGGGGTGGCCGCCCAGCGATCGGGTGAGCAGGCACGCCCGGAGACGGCCAGATGGCGCCAGGCGGCACGCCAGGTGGCGCCGGCACGATCGGATGGCTGACCGTCGGCGGCGGCCACACCGACGGCGGGGGGACGGGCAGTCCCTGGTCAGGACCAAGCCCCGACAGCGGCGGCAAGCCCTGATCCGGTGCGCCCGGCTCGCCGGGCGGCAGACCCTGGTCGGGATGACCGCCCTCGCGTACGCGCAGAAAACCTGTTACGTATGGCATATGTTTACCCTCCGTTGGTTGCAAATGATCGAATTCGCCCTCGCCGTGATCGGCCTGTGCCTCGCCGCCGCCGCGATCGCCATCAGCTTGTGGCTGCTGCCATTCGTGCTGCTGCTGGCCGCAGTCACGGCGGGGCTGTTCGCCCTCGGCACACCGGTCGGCATCGCTGCCGCGGTCGGTATTGCCGTCGTCTGGCAGTCCTGGATGATCTGCCGGGAGGCGCGTCACCTCTGGTCACCTGTGCCGCCGAGAAGCCCGCCACCGACCGCACCGGCCCGCGGCAGCCTGGCGTAGCGGCCAGGGATCGAGAACATCTGCGGCGTCAGCCGGGCGCCCGCACGGTCGCCGAAGCCGGTCGCCGTCTCCGCGGCCTGGCGCTGCAAGGCGGGCATATCGATCATCGTATCCCGCAGCTTGCTGGCGAACGGCACGCGCGCCAGCAACCGATCGATCCCCTGCGCGAGCATGGTGGTCGCTGTGCCTGACTTGTTCGGCGTCTGGCTGGCCTGCAGGCCGCGCTGCAGATAGGCCAGATCCTTGATGTCATCGATCGGCAGTCCGAGTTGGCGCAACACCGGCTCACCCTGGCCGCTCAGGTGCCGATTGACCCGATCGATGAATCGCTGCGGATTCATCTCGTAGGCATTGCCGCTCTCGCCAAACAGGATCTTTTTCATCGCCGCCTGGCGCACGTCATCCAGCAGCCCGGAGTTTTGCCCGGTCTTGCTGGTCAGGTGGTCGATGATGTCGCGCAGCGGGCCGCCGGCGTCGAGATCTTTGGTCGAGAACATCGCGTCGTAGACCTGTTGCCCTTTGAGCTGGCCCGACTCCATCTGCTGCATGAACTGCGCGGCGTTCTGGTTCTTCGGGTCCCAGAAATCGCGCAGCTCGGCGTTCGACTTCCGGGCATCCTTGAGCATCTGAATGCGCTGCGGGTCGCCGGTGATCTGCCCACCGTTCACCGCATTGTCTACCGACTCATCCAGCTTGCGCTTCATCTGGGTAATCAGCCGGAATTCCGTGCCGCCCTGCTCTGACTGATCGAGCAACGTGCTCAGATCCCGCCGTGCGCGTTCCATATGACCGAGGTTGAACGGCCCCGCGGTCAGATCGTCCATGATCTGCTGCGCCCGCGTCGCCTTGGGCATGATCCCTGGCGTGTCCGAGACCTGCGCGTTGATATCCCCGAGCGAGGTTTTCAGATCGGCCACCGTCTGCTGCGGGAAGGTGATCGGGTTCGGCAAGCCCGCCTCGCCCTGCGGCGTCAGCCGCGGGAAGGCCGCATAGGCGATGTCTTTCTTATCGGCCAAGTCCTTGCCGGCGGCGGCGATCTTGCCGCCGATCGACTGGCCGAGCTGTTCGGTGGTCTGCGTGCCGCCGGTGGCGCGCAATGCCGCATCGGTCAGCTTGTCGCGCTGCATCTGGTCGAACGCCAGCATTTCCTGCCGGCCGCCGCGGGCGCGCAACAGGTGTTCCTGCCACAAAGCGCCGGCGTCCATGGCACCCTGCCCGCCGGTCAGCGGCACGTCCTGACGTTCGCCACGCAGCAGCATGCCGGCGCCGGTCGGCTGGCCGGACAACGCGCCCTTCTGTTGCTTCAACAACGAATCGGCCTGGTCGGCGATCCGGGTATTCAGCGTGCGCAACTGGCCGACGGTGAAGCCGGTCGGGTCGATGTTCTCATTGTCGAAGATCTGCCGGCCCGTGGTGGTCAGCATCGCCGGCGTCACCTGGTCGGTGTCCGCGGCATCGATCCCCGAGCGCATCATCTGCCCGGTGCCGCGCCAGGATCGCCAGAAGCTCGATGCGATCCGGCCGCCGAGCGTGCCGAGGCCGCCGAACGCCGCCGCCATGGCGATTTCCTGCGGCGTGGTGGCCGAGCCACCGCCGCCCAGCGCGGCGACAGTCTGGCCAGTGCCCGCTTCGGCAGCGCCCTGCGCGGCGCCCTGCGTTACCGCCTGCACCACCGCACGCACCACGCCGGGCTGTTCCAGTGGGGCAGTCAGCTTGCCGGCGCCGGACGCGGCAAGGATGCCGGCGCCAGTCTTGCCGGTCGCCGTCACCAGATCCTGCACGTCAAAACCAGGCTTGGCGACGTAGTACGGTTTGCCCTGGTAGAGCACCACGGGATTGCCGTGCGAGTCCGGGCTCGCCTCGGTCAGTTGGCCGGGAAAGGCGGTCAGCAGCAGCCGCTGCAGTTGCTCGGGCCGCGCCCCCATCAGTAGCCCTTCGTGCAGGTTCTGCCGCGTCTGCAGCCGATCCATGTCGGCCGCCTTGGCCTGCCCCGGCAGTGCCGGCGTGGCGATCGGCTCGGCCCGTTCCAGCGCCTCGAAACCACCCGTGGCGTTGAACAGGTTAGGCTGGTCGGGGAAGCTGAATTTCGGCTCGCCGGTTTCGGTGTCGCGTCCCTGGAAGGCCCGCACCGCATCGGCCGGCAGACCGACGATGTTGTGCCAGTAGCGGCTCATAAAGCCGGGCGGCGGCGGCTCGGCCGGGGGGATGGTATCGGGCGTGAATCGCTCGGCCGTCGCCAGCGGCGCCGCGCCCGACGGCAGATCGTCCGCCACGAAATCGCTAACGTCAGCCACCGGCCGGCGCCCCAGGATCGGCGGCTAGGTATTCAAACGGTCTCTGTCCCTTCCTCGGCTGCAGCAGGTTGCGCGTCCATACCTGCTGATATTTGCCATCGGCGCCCTTGGCCCAGGAATAATACGGCTCACCCGCGGGATGCCGTGCCTTGTAGGCGCTTTGCGCGGCCGCATCCTCGGGGCTGTCCGGCGGTCGGTCGAATACGCTGTTTTTTTGCCGAGTCTCGTCGAAGCCCGCTAATCCGTCCGGCCCGCGGAATCGCTTGTTGGCGTCGATCGCGTCGTTCACCCGTTGATCGGCCAACTTGTTGATGACCGCCAAGGCGGTCAGTCGGTCGAGCGGGTTCTGAGCGTTTGAGCCCCATTGCGCGATAAGCTGGCGCCCCTCCCAATCGCTTTGCGCGCCAATCCCAGGCACATGCACATCAGTGAACAGGCCGCTGCGCAGCGTGTCCCAGAGCTGTTGGTTGCTCATCGCCGCCTGCTGGTCCGGCGTGCCGATCTTGAGCGTCACCAGCGCGTTGCGCAGTTGCTTGCCCACTTCGGTGTCACCGAGAAAATTCGCCGGCCCCATCGAGGCCGCGATCGGCCGCAATGCCTCTATGTCGCGCTGTCGCGCCCGGGCGGTATCGGCTTGCGTGTTGATTGCTTCTAGTCGTTTGGTGTCAGCGTTGAGGATGGCGCCCTGTTTGGTCTTTTTCAGGTCAAGCTCTGCGTTCTGCCGTGCCACCGCTAGCTCGCGCTCTTGCTGCAGCCTGTTCTTGCGTTCCTCTGTATCGATATCTGACTGCCGCTTACGATCTTCCTCCGCGATCTTGAGCTGATAGGCGACGGCATCTTTGCGCCGCTGATCGTCAAAGGTGTTCTGGATATCGCGCGCCTTGTTGTCGAGCGCGAGCTTTTGCGTCTCGTAATCCTTTTGTTCCTCGCTCACTTGCTGCGCGGTATGGATGTTCGGCGATTCCGCCAAAGCCCGCAGCCGGGCCGCGTGCGAAGCATCCAGGTCATTCCTCGACGCCTGGACGCTCGCCAGGCCGGGGGCGTCCATCTTCGGCAGCTCGGGCGGCGTCACCAGCGCCGGCGGCAACGCCGCTGGCGGCGGTGCAGCGGCGCCCTGGCCGGGCGCACCGGCTGCCGGTGGTGCGGCCGTTGTGCCGTCGGTCGCTGTCCGCGGGGTGATCGCGGCGACCTGCACCCGCCCAGGCGCCGGACCACCGCCGCCGGGCGCCCGATAGCCGGGGTAGTAGAACTCATGGTTGCCGATCGTGGTGCGGTTGCCGGTCGCCCAGCTCGGCATCTCGCGGCCGAGACTCTTTTGAAGCACGGGGTTGACGAAATGCGTCGCGCCGCCGGTCGGGTCCGCCGCCTCGCCCGATAGGATCGGCCGTACCGCGGTGGTCAGAATCCGCTGGTATTGCTCCGAGGCCGGGTCGATCGCTTCCAGCTTCTTGCGCGTCTCGGGATTGTTCCACGGCTCATAGGCGTTCGGCGTGAAGATGACATCGGTGACCGACTGACCGCCGGCCTTCGCCCGGTTCTTGATGGTCGCCGCCACCGCCTGCTGTCCGGCCGGGCTTTCGCCGCCGGCTTCGCCGATCACCGTGCGCACCGCCTGATCTTCCTCGGGGGTGACGCCTTCCGGCAGGTTTGGCGCGACGAACGGCGTCAATGGCGTCGGCGCGGCGCCCTCGCCAGTCTGGGCGCCCGGCTGGCCAATCCGCGACAGCGCCCCCTCGGCGGCGTTCTTACCGCCCTGGATCTGCTGCAGGATGATCTGCAGTTGCTTGAGCCGCGCCGCCGCGCTCATCCGCTGCACGTCGAGCGCGCCGTATTTCAGCGCGGTATTCGCGCGCTGGGTATCGCGTTGGTTGACCAATTCCTCATAGGCGGTCGGCACCTTGCCGGCGCTTTCCAGACCGGCGGCGAGGATCTGACCGAAATTCCGCGGCGTCGTGCTTGGCCCCGAGTTGGCCAGCATCGACAGCCCGAAATGCAGCAGCGCCCGGTTGCCGACGCTCTGCTGCTGTTCCGGCGTGAGGTGCGCCAGTTCCGGGTCGCCGCCGGACAGCACCATGCCGGCCTGGCCGATGCCCTTGGCCAGCCGCTCAAAGAAACCGGGTTCCGCCGCCGCGGCCGCGTCCTTCGCCGGCGGCGGTGCGGCGTCCGCCGGTGGCGATGGCGTGGCATCCTCGCTGCTGGCGGCGCCGAGATACAGCGACGGCGCGGCATCGGGCGGCATGCCGTCGGGGAAGAAAGTATCGTCCGCGGCGGCGTCGAGCAGTCCTGCCATCGTCAGCCTCCGCGCACCAGGCCGAGCAGGCCGCCGCCGGGCGCCCGCGGCTGGAACGGACCGGGCTGCAGTCCGAGTGTCGCCAGCGCCTGCCGGCGCGCCTGCAGTTGCTGCAGCAGTTCTTCAATCGAGGTAAAACCCTCCCCGCGCGTAGCCTGCCCGCCGGCGGCCTGCAGTGCCTGTTGCTTCTGCTGCTGCGATTCCCCAAGTTTGGTGATGTCCGAAACGTCGGATTTCACCTCCTTGGCGGCTTTGCCAACCTTGTCCCAATTCCAATTGTCGAACCAGCCGCTGTGACCGCCAAATGTCGCCGGATCCGACATATTGGTAAACGAGTCGGTCAGCGCTGTTTCATCCGGCGTCGCCGGGGTAATCTCAAAATCCCAGCCGTTGTTCGTGCCACTCATTGGGTCTTCCCCAGCAGACTCGCTAGCCCGCCCATTTCACCCACCTCGCGCGCCAGGTTGTTCATCGGCGCATGCAGTTCACGCACCACCAATTGCATGCGTGCCCGATAGTCATCGAACAACGCAGGGTGAAACTGCCGCAGATAGGCCGCGCGTTGCTCGCCCCACCAGGCGCTGCAGCGGGCGCACTCCGGGGCGTTGGTGACGTGCTCATACACCCGGCAGATCGGCGCCCCGACGGCGCGCAGATAGGCGAACACGTCGGCATGCGTCCAATCTTCCAGCGGATACCAGAACTCGATCCCGTCCGGACACTCGCCCGAGCGGAACGGCTGGCGCCGCATATCCACCGCCTTGACGCCGCGGATCAGCAGGGTGTTGCCGTCGGCTTTGATGCGCTCGTAGAGCGGCTGCATCAGATTGGCGAAACAGCAATCGTACCGCGCCACCAGTGGGGTGCGTTCCTCGCCCATGTGGCGCGCCGTCGGATGCGCGCTATGCGGCAGCAGATCGGTCGGCATCCCGTGCGCGGCGATCCACTCGCTCACATTGCCCTGCACATGCACGAAATGCGGGTAGAGTCCGCGCACATGCGCGACGATTTCCTGCACCTCGGGCAGTAGATCGCCGGTATCGAGGTGATAGGCGGTGATCCGGTCGGCGTAGTCGCGCAGCAGATAGGCGCAGGCCAGCGAGTCTTTGCCGCCTGAGAACGACAGCGCGATCTTGCTGTGCCGATCGAACCGGGTCACACCCGCACCGCCTTCCACAACACCGGCATCAGATGCGTGAAGATCAGTGCGTATTCCGCGTCGTTGTCATACAGCCGGCGGAACAGCGCATCGTCGCCGTCGGGCGCCAGCAGCCTTGTCACCTTCCAGCCGCTCGCCGCGGCGAGCGCATCCATGCGGTCGAACGGAATCGCCTCGGCGAACAGCCGCTGGCGCAGCAACCGATTGTCGCCGGACAGCCGAGCGTAGTCGAACACGAACAGCTCGCCGCCGGGCGCGGTGACGCGCGCCGCCTCGGCCAGCGCCCGTCTGATCGGCTCGGCGTGGCACAGCGCATACAGCAGCATGCAGCCATCCACCGCCGCGTCGTCCAACGGGATCGCGTGCATGTCGGCCCGCAGCTTACGAAAGCCGGTCGGTGCCACGCCGAGCTGGAATTCGTTATTGTTTATCAGCACGAAATCCAGATCCGGCCGGCGCGCCTGCATCAGCCGCGCCACCTCGCCGAAGCCGCAGCCGATATCGGCCCAGAGCGTGCCATGTTTCGGCGCCATGAAATCCAGCAGCCGATCGACATGCGTCGCATCGGTCGGCGCCAACCGATAGCCTTGCAGGATCTTGATGTCTTGGCTCAAGCCGTAGCGCGAGGCTTCGGTCAGCATGGCTTGGGGAATGGCGCTCATATGATGACCGCCGCCGCCCCGGCGATGCTGGCCGCCGCGCCGACGCCGCCGGCGATCTGGCCGAACATATTGGACGGCGCGGTTTGCGTGCCGCTGCTGCTGGTGGTGGTGCCGTAGGGCGTGGTGCCGAGCGCCTGTTCCAGCAGTTGCTGCATCTGGATCGGATAGTTCCACTGATCCTGCCACTGCGACGCGGCGAGGTCGGAGACCGCTTGCGACTGGCCTTGTTGTGCCCGGCCCGAGGCTTCCAGCAGACCGGCTTCCTTCGCGGTCTGGTCGCTCGACGTGCTGGCGAGCTGCGGCAGCAATTGCGTCGCCCATTCACCACCGGCGAGGTTGGTCTTGCCGAGGTCCATCGCCCGGCCCTGCGCGGTATCATAGCCCTGTTGCAGCAGGCCGCCGACAAGTTGCCCCTCGCCAAGCGCCTCTTGCGACTGCGCGACGCCTTCCTGCACACCGAGGCGTGAGCCGCCGAACGCACCGACATTGCTGGCGTTGGCCCGCGTCGCGCCGAGCGATTGATTGAGCGCCTGGCGCATCTGGGTGACGGTCGGATCGACCACTGCGGTCTGGTAGGGGTTCATCAGGCTGGCGGTGTCGGTGTTGATCTGCCCCGTCGAGATCGGCGCGGCGCTGCCCATCATGCCGGTGGCGACGTTCTCCGCTGCCTGATAGGCCGGCGCGGTGGCGCCCTGCATGTTGCGGATGGTGTCATAGGCTTGCGTTTGATCCGCCGACATCGGCGTGATCGTGGCGTTGGGATTGGCCTGATAAGGCCGCGCGGCGATCGATTGCGCGTTCTCATAGTTGTTCTGCCCGGCCGCATTGACCCAGGCCGGCAGTTGGACCTGCTGGGTCTGCTGCGTGGTCGAGGGGCTGCAGCCGCCGCGAGCGATCTGGAAGTCCGTCAGATAGGGCGGCCGCCATCCGTAGCTCATGGCATCCTCACTGCGGCAGCGATTTCGTGAACAGGATCGAATGCGGCAGCCAGCCGGTGCGCCGGCCGACCCGTCGCCATGCGCTGCGGCCGTGCGTCCACATCAGACTGCAGCCTTCCTCCCGCGCGAACGTCTCGACCCGCGGCTGCATCGCCATCAGCGCGCCGAGTTCGCCGGCACCGACCAGGATGTTCAACACGCGGCGCTGCGGGAATTCGAGCACCTGTGTCGCGGCAATCGCGTTGCCTTCGGACCAGATCTGCGCGCGCCGCTCACGCGCCAGGCCGATCAGATCGTCCAGCGTCATCAGCGCACCGTGCTCGATCAGCGCCTCGTTGATGCCTTGCACCAATTTCAGCTTCTCGGGCGTCATCGCGGCACCTGGACCGTTTCCAGCGCGCCGGCGTCGTCCACCGTCACCCGCCAGGTCGCCCCGCCGGGGGCGATCAGCAGCACCGCCGAATAGACCGGCTGCAGGGTCACGTCGGCCTTTTGCGACAGCGCGTCGGCGAGCTGGCGCATCTGATCGGCCGGCGAGCCGGACAGGCCAGCAGGGAACGGCGCGGGCGGGCGGTAGGCCATCAGCGGCGCCCGCCGGCGCGGGTAATCAGCCGGGTCTTGCCGAGCGCGAACGGCCCATCGGCCAGCGCCTCGATCCGCATCCGGCAGCCGCGCGCCGAGAACCGCACATCGGTCAGCCCGCTGTCGTTGCTGATCGGGAAAATCCCGGTGTCGAATTCCGGCCCGTTCATTTCCTCCCAGCCGAGGAAGCGATAGCCGACGGCATTTTCCGGCCCGACGAAATCCTGTTCGATCTGCAGCACATGCAGCCGGTTGTCGGCCCCCTCGGTCAGCGTAAAATCACCAGTTTCCACATAGATCTGCCCGACCCGCGAAGCGCCATCATCCAGCCAGCCGTATTCGTGCAGCACGACATGCCCGGCGAGGTCGCACATCACCGGGCGCAGCATGGTGCCGCGCACGTCGCCGGCGGTGCGCGATTGCTGGCCAATGATCCATGGCGTATTGGCGTCGCCGTAGTTCACCCCGACATAGCGGTTGCATTCCTGTGAGCCACCGTCAGGGAAATAGAACCATTGCTCGGTGAACGCGGCATTGGGTACGCCGAACACCCGGCCCACCATGTCGCGGTTCATCAGCGAGAACAGCCAGTCGCCCACCTCGGAGGCCAGCGGCGACACGCTGCCGTCGTATTTCCAGAACGATTGCTGGCCGATCCACAAGGTCACGCCGCCGGCCTGCGTCATCGCCCGGCGGCTGATCGGGCCGCAGCCGGCCGCGATCTTATTGATCCCATAGGCGTAGGGCGGGCCGAGATATTTCAGCAGATGCAAATCGTTGTCGGTCCAGATTAACACCCCGGACGGCACCCGCAGCGCATTCAGCGGCCGGCCCTCGGTTTCCATCAGCAGGTTGCCGGCGAGATTATCCACCGCCGTTGCCCACACATCAGGTTTTTCCTGATCGCACCAGGCGATCTGTCGCGAATTCCCACCAGAGCCCAGCAACACGACATGCCGTTCATCGGTCACCACCACGCCGGCATTCGCCGCCGGCGCATTGGGCACCACGGCGGGCAAGGTGTCCGGCGCGGTCGGCGACCAGCGGAACAGCCGCTGGTCCTGTGTCGGCACGATCATCAGATCCTGGCCGAACAGATCGAGCGACCACATATCGCCGAGCAGCGGCGAGATGTCCGACACGCCGATATTGCTCGGATCGCGCGCCGTGCCATAGGCGTCGGCATTGTAATCGCCGCGACCATAGCCGATCGCCGCGCCCGGCGGATCGAGCGGGCCGACCCCGGCCGGGGTGATGTCGCGCAACAGGCTGAATTCGAAATCCAGCGCATAGAGTTTGTTATCGGTGCCGAACACGCCCCACCGCTTGCCGGTATTATCGTGCCAGGTCAGCGCGTCACGCCCTGGACCGTCCATCAGGACGTTCGGCAGCGCCGCCGAGCCACCGACCGGGATCAATTGGCCCGAGCGCCAGCGCATGGCGTTCATGTCGAACCACCGCCCGGCGCTGACCGACGGCGTGGCGCCGCGATAGATGCCGGGCCGCGGAAAGATCGGGATGCGCCGGCGCGCCGCCATCAGTTCATTCCGCGCATCGGCGAGCGCAGTAGCGCCGTCGGTGCCGCTGCCGCTGACGGCTGCTGGATGCCCGGCGGGCCGGCGAAGATGATCTTGGTCACCGCCAGGCTGGGCTGGTAGAGCGGGAAGGCCACGCCGCCGCCGGCGATGCGGCCGGTGTGGCTGTGCCCGCCGGCATAGTCGGCCCAGATAACATGCGAATGGTTGCCGTCGTTGGTCGTGCCGATGTTGTGCGCGTGGAAGCCTTGGACATCGCTCTGCGTGACGTACTGGGTCCAGTTATACGGTGTGCCGGGCGACCAGCCGCCGCCGGCGGTCGTCAGGTCGCTCCTGACGTAGCCGTGCGAATGGTTGCCTTGCCCGTCGGTGGCGCCGCCGTGGGCGTGCAGGCCATCGACCGAAGTCCAGCCGGTATGACCGTGATCGGCCACCGCATCGATGGTGATGGCGACGGCCGGCAATTCGCTGGCGCTCAGGGTGTGCTGGAAAAACCCGTTGCGCGACGTTAAGCCGAACCCCCCAACGACACCCGCCGCGTCCGTCGTCGTGCCGACCCCCACCAGCACGCGAGCGCGCGAGTCCGGCACCGCGAAATTGTTGACGCCATCGCCGCCGTAATATGTGCCGATGATGGCGAACAGCTTGGGATGACTGGCGATCGGATACAGTGTGCCATCGGCCAGCAGCCAGCCATACGGCGCAAAGGCGCCGGCAAAGTCCAGCATCGCGCCGATCGGCATGGCCGCACCGAGCAGCGCGTCGATCACCGACAGATCGTTGTTCAGTTTCGAGCCCCAGGTGTCCCGCGAGCTGCCCACCTCGGGCAGCGTCAGTCCCCAGAATGGCGTGCTGGCGTCAGCCATGGGCATTCTCCGCGGGCGCCGTCACTGGCGCGCCAGCGATGCCCAGCAACCATTGCTGCACCTCGCGCATGCGCTGCGCCTCGGCGCCTTTGAGGTCGCAGCGATCGAGGAAAACCAGCGCCACGCGCGCCAGCATCTGCGGCTGCGTGCGTTCGGTGAGTTGGGTTGCGTCGAGCATCAGACGGTGATCCCTCTGGTGGCCAGCACCGCACGGATATTCAGCGCCGCTTGCTGACACTGCGCCTGCGTCCAGGCGGCGCCGTTGATCTTGGCGCAGAACGCCATGTCGGTGCCGATCGTGGCCGGCACGAAGATATTCGCGCCGAGCAGCAATCGGGCGGCGGCGGTCGCCGAGGTCCGGCTGGTCCCGTTGCCATTCGCGCCCAGCGTGGTGTTGTCGGTCAGGTTATAGATGTCCATCCGCGTGCCGCTGTCGTTATAGGCAATGCCGAACAGCTTGAAGTTGGTCGGCGCAGTCAACGTCAGCGTGACGCTCAGTGCATTGCCGTAGACCTGGCCGATCATGCTGGTGTTGCCGGCGCTGGTGCTGATCCCGTTGTTGGTCGCGGTGTCTTGCAACATCATCGGCCGGCCAGTGCCAGAGCCCGCCATGCGCGAGGCGAACAGGATCGTGTAGGTCTTGTTGTCGTCCGACAGGCCGGTGTTGAGGTAGTTGGCTTGCGTCAAGCTGGCGTAGCCCGCCGCATAGGTCGGCGTGCCCACCGCGGTGAAGGCTGGTGCGCCCGGCATCAGGTTTTGCGAGTGTGCCAGGTCGGTGCCGAGATAGCTCCATAACACCGTGGTGCCGACCGCAGGCAGTCCGGGGATGAGGATATTCTCGGGCGCAAACGTTGCGCCGATCGCCTGCATTTCGAGGGCCATGTCTACGCCTTTATGCCGCGCAGCAGCAGCGTCTGCCGCACTGATTGGTACGCCCACTCCATCGCCGTCGCGTCGAGATAGGAATAACAGATGCCGGCGAACGCCAGATCGACGTTGCCGGTGTTGTTGGTGCCGGCGGGATTTTGCCCGAGTTGCCAGTTGCGCGTGCTCAGTGCCTTGCCGCTGGTTCCGGTGGCGACCTGAGAGATGCCGTCGGTCTTATCGTAAAGCGTCGCGCCTGTGCTCGCCTGACGGGCCAAGGCATAGAACTTGAACGGGATCGCGCCATGCGGAATCGGCATCGGCATGGGGTTCGATCCCCAGTTTAGTCCGCCGGCGGCGAGGAACACGTTTAGCCCCTGCGCATTGCCGAGATAGAGATCGAAACCCATATTGCTCGGTGAATTGTAGAAATTGCTCACGCACGAGCAGAGGCCGGTCGATTCCTGAATCCGCGCCACGCACAGCACGGTAAAATCGCCCGCCTGATCGGCCACCGGGCATTCCAGCGCGTTGCTGCTGTTGGTGAAGGCGGCGTAGTTGCCGGCCGGCGGGTAATGCGGTCCGGCGCCGATATTGGTCAGCGCCGGGCCGACCAAATTCTGCGACTTTGCCAGTCCGCCGCCGAGAAACGCCCACAGCACCGCATTGAGCGTCGCCGGCGGCGAACGCATCACGCTATGCGTGAAACTCGCCGGCGCAGCAATGACGTTGGTGTTGCCGGTCATGGGTTGGTGCCACCGATGGCGGTGAGCAGATGCTTAATCATCGGCGCCGCGTAGGCGTCCTGTCCGCGACCGTTGGGATGCAGATTGTCGTCGCTGTAATAGGTCGCGAAGGTGTCCACCGGCGTGCTCCCGGTGACCAGTTCACCCTCATTGTTCTTCTGCTTGAAATGGCCACCCTGTTCGGCCTGCTGACAGCGATGGATGATCTGCAAGCGCAGCGGCTCATTGGCCGCGGTCATCGAACTGTTCGGGCCGGGATCGCTGAAGATCGGCAGGCCGCCGATCTTATCCAGCCGAGCGACCATTTTCATGTGGTGCTGCCAGAGCAGGTCGATATTGGTTTGCGTGATCGGCCAGTTGCGCGACATGGTTTCCATGCACACGATGCTCGGCTGCATCCAGTCGAAGGTCTTTTCGGCGTTCGCCATGAAGATCTGCGGCCCGGTGCCGGTGATGATGCCGGTCGGCGCGATGAAGTAGCCAATGGGCGATTGCGGCGTGGAGAGCGCCAGGCAGGCCCGCACCGCCCAGTCGATGCCGCCTGGGCCGCCGCCAGTGCCGCCGGCGATGCTGTCGCCGATGTTCAGCACCGAGATGCCGCGAGAACGCGAGTAATACTGCACGCCGAGCAGCACGGTGTTGCCATTGATTGCGCCGCTGGGCGCCGGGAAGGTCGCGGGATCGGTCAGGAAGTCGCCCAACGCCGACTGCAGCCACCAGAACCGATCGCCGATCTGCGCGCCGAACCCATTGACGCTTTGTGGCGCCTGACGCGCCCGGACGACGGTGCCGGTACCATACATCCGCACCATGAGGATCGGCCAGCGCCCGCCGGCATCGGTGCGATCATACGAGCTAATTGGCATCCAGTCCGACAGCGTGTAGGCGATCAGGTTGCCCTGCGCCGAGCCATCGATAGGACTGGTCGTGGGTGCCGGCAGGATCATCTGCGAGGTCTTGGCGCCGCCGGCCTGATTCTCCCAGGCCACGTCGAGACCATTGTTGTTGAAGGTGACTGTTGTCCATGCCGAGGCCGCGCCGGTCGGGTCTAGCGGGTTGATAAAATCATTCGGCACCGCGGAGACCGCCACCTTGGCGCTGATCGTGGTATCGAACGGCGCGCCCGGCCCATTGTCGGAGACAAAGATCAGCCGCACCGCGTCGAACCCCTGCGTGTCCAGGGTCATCGCCGCGTGGAAGGTGGTGCCGGTCGCCTCGTTGTAGACGTTGGTCGATTGGTTCCAGGCGCATTGCGTCATCACGGTGCGGCGCTTCACGGTCTGCTGCGCCGGCCCGCTTATCATGCCAATCGCGGGAGTGAAGGCGGCGTGGCCGCCCGCGGTCAGGGCTAATCCGCCCTGGCCGATCGCGTCGGATATCAAATAAGTCGTGTCCGGCATCCGCACGTCGAGTGCTGCCGAAGTGACATTGCCGATGGTGAGCGACGGCACCGAGGTGATGACGATGTCCGAGGTGGTGGTATCCAGATTGGCGTGCGTCTTGCCCCTGTCATCGATGGCGAAGGCGATATTGCCATTGCTGTCGGTGACACGCAGCGGGAAGCCAAGCACGCGCGGGTCGGCCAATTGGAAATTCACCGAGGCGGCCACCGTGAGCTTCGCCAGCGAGAGCGACGCCGCACTGCCGTCGATCGTTGCTGGCAGCACCTTTGTCAGGCCCACGGTGCCGAGCATGGCGGTGCCGTCAGCCCTGACATGCGGCCCGACATTGCCAAGCCCGTCATACACCCCCCAGGCGACCGGGTTGCGCGGTTCCGGCAGGATCAGATCGCCATTCGACATGCCGATCTGCGTCATGTTGGTATGCGCGCCGGCCACGGCCGTCATCGATGCCAGCGACAGCGTGGCCGTGCTGCCGTCGATCGTGCCGAGCAGCTTCTTTTGCGTGACCGTGCCGAGAACCGTCGAACCGTCGGTGGCGACATACGGCCCCAGAGCGCCGCTGGCGTCGAACACCCCCCAGGCGATGTTCGGGTAATACACCGCCGGCGCCATCCGATCGCCGTTGACCAGGGTATAGGAGGGCGCGGTGACATTGCCGGTCAGGATGCCGCCGGCCAGCGGCAGCATGGTGTCGGTGTAACGTTTGGTGCTGGCCGATAATGGCGCCAGCGGGTCGGCGGCCAAGGTCAGCACGCCCAGCATGGTACCGCCGGCCAGCGCCAGCTTGGTGTCAGTGTAGCGCATCGTGCTGGCATGCAGCGGCAAGGTGGGGTCGGCGTTGAGGGTCAATGGGCCGGCCATCACGTCGCCGGCCTTGAGCACGTAATTCGCCAGCAGATTGTTGGTATTCTTGATGATGGTGTCGAGCGTATCGGCGTTCTGGTTGAGGTGATCGCCCCAAACGTCATCATCGGCGCCGGTGATCGGCTTTTTCAGCGCATAATTTGGCGTTGTGGTGAAGCCGCTCATGTCATGCCGCCCTTTGCGTCCACGGCGGCAGTTGCTGCTGCCACACGCCGGTTTCGCATGGATCAACCTGCCGCCAGGTCATCACCAGTTCGCCTTGCACGGCGAAATTGATCTGCGTCGCACCAGCGTAGGTCAGGATACGGTTTGGCCGGGCTTGCACCGCAAAGGCGATCTGCGCTTGCGCGAGCGGCGTGCGGATGCGGGTCGGCAGTGCGGCGAGGCTGAAACTGATCTGCGTTGCCGCGTTTGCCACACTGAGGCGGCTCGGCTTGGCGGCGAGGCCGAATTGGATCTGCGTCGCAGCGTGCGCAACCCAGAGCGCGGCCGGATAGGTGCCGTAACGCTGCAGACCGTATGGCCCGAGGCCATAATGCCGGGGCGCGACGGCCATTCAGATCGCCTGCACGGTGACGTTGTTCACCGGCAGGCGTAGAATATCGCCGGTGAGGATTTGCCGGGTGATCGGCGTCACGCCGTCGGTCGGATCAACCAGCGGCCCCCAATACAGCCGATTGCCGCCGGTCAGCGCGTCCCACAGTTCAAACCAGCCAATCGTGCCCCAGGTCGTCGTGGCCGGCGACCACTCCATGGTCGCCACGTTACACGCCAGATCGGTGCGGCCAGCCACCAGCACATAGGGCGAGGTGCGCCGGGCATAACCGGCCACCGCCACCTCGGCGCCGCCGATGGTGGCTGACGGCAGCGAGGTGGTGATCCCGGTATAAATCGTTGCCGGCATGGTGTAGGCGGCGAAGCCCAGTGTATGACCGAGCACGCGCTGGCGCAGATAGTCGGTGGCTGATCCGGGCATGGCTTAGAATCCCCGCACCACGGCACGCAGCGGCGCGCCGCTCATGTCCGAGGTGACTTTCCAGAGGTTCGCCGCGGCTACGGCGCCGTTAAAAGCGCCATCCATCTGCGTCGCCACGTCGTCGTCCTTCTCAAACATCGCGCCGTATTTGCAGACCCCGAACAAATAGATCTGATAGAGCGTGTCGAGCACTTTGTTGGTGCTCTGCGGCTCATTGAGCGCCTTCGGCTTGGCGTACCAGGCCATTTCGACGATCTGCGGCCGCCAGGCCAGATCCTGCGGGATGGTCGGGTGCGGCAGGAATTCGATGCACGGCCCGACGATGCGATAGGCCCAACTCGGCCCTGCGGCGTGGCAACCGCAGTCCGGGCCGCCGGCGAGCGGCCCGGTAAAGTGATCCTCCATCGACAACAGATGGCCGCACGGCTTGAAGCGGATCGACTCGGCGGCGATCCAGTCATCCGGCAGGGTGATGAAGTTGGCATCGATCGCCTGGTCACCGCGCACCACCATGCAGCGCGCGCGCAGCACCTCGGCGATGTCGGTTTCCACCATGGTCACCCATGACGGGATCAGCGCACCGACGTCGCGACGATTGAGCCACGCGGTCACATCGTTCTGCAGTTGGGCGTAACTCGCCACGGCTCACGGATGCGGCACGAATGGACCGGGCACCGGCGGTTCGGTCGGCAGCGACGGGTTCGAGGTCGGGTCATCGACGTTGGCCGGCACATGCACCGGCGCCGGCGGCGCCGGCTCGGCGGCCGCCGCTTCGGCCGCGGCGCGGCCCGCCTCGGGATGCACCTTGATGATGTAGATCGGCAGGATATCGGGGAAGAACACCGGCTGCTGCAGCTCGATTTCCGCCGGGTTGTCGCTGGTCGCCACCGGCACCGGGCTCGGCTTCATCAGTCGGTTGTTGTCATCGGACATGGGAAAGCTCCTTATGCGAGGCGGCCGCCGCCGTCGGTGCGGAAGAACCGCGCGTCGCGGCGCGACAGCCATTTGAGCAAGGCTTTGCGGTCGCGGGTGATCCCCAGCTTGTGCAGTCGGTTCCAGATGACGACGGGGATTTCCGCCACCTGGCGCATGTGCCGCTTGCCGTGGATATGCCGATCGTAGAGCGACGCCATGCGCTGCGCGTCGCGCACCACGTCGCGCACATCCTGCGTCTGGGTCAGCAGCGGCAGGCCGGTTTCCGCGTCGCGCACCAGCCGGGTGCGAGTGCGGCGCAGCGGGTCGGCGGTGTCTAGTATTAGGCCGCGCATCTTACTGATTGAGGTCCCAGACGCAGGCATGGGCTTTCGGCGCGGTCGGCCGCAGGGTGCCTTCGAACACCACGCCGCCCTGTGTGTTGTCGCCGCTCTTGCCGTATTCCTCATCGATGAAATCGCGATTCGGCAGCGGTGCGAGCTCGATATAGTCGGGATCAATCAGCTCCATCACATGCGCCGGCATATAGCGATCCGGCACCAGGTCGATCGGGCCAAAGTCAGACAAAAACACGCCAACGGCGCCGACTATAGTGACTGGTGACGGGCTCGTGGCCTGCACGACGTTCTGCGCCACGATCGGATTGCCGGTGCCGCCCTGCGACATCTTGGAGAACCAGCGTTTAATGCTGGCGCTCATCAGCGCGGTGCGCGGCTTGCCGCCGGCGTTCCAGGCGCCTTGAATCGCGTCCTCGACCATATCCAACGTGAGGTCGCGCAAGGTGCCGGCGGTGTGCGCGTTGGTGCCGTTCCCGGTCGGAAAAGCCCCGGTGCCGGCGCCGACGCTGCCATTGCTGCACCAGGTCTGGAAGCCCGCCATGGCGCGCGGATCGGCGATGGTCTTGATCGACTCGCCGGTCAGCGCGAGTTCTAGGTCGCGCTTTAGTT